TGCTTTAGTACATGACTCAATACTCGCAGAGGTGCCAGAAAATGAAGTCGAAGAATACTCAGAAATTCTTAAAAACGCTATTCAATTGGATCGAGGTATATCTATATCCGGTGCTCCTGTCGGTTGTGATTTTGATGTGCATGACGACTATTCCTTAGGTAAGTTTGAAAAAATGTATGGTGATCACATATAAAACACTTAATCGTATAGCCTTTCCTGCTTTTCCCTTACCTTCCTCTAATTGGGAAGAGCAGGATGGGCTTTTGTTTTTAGAAAATAAATTATTAGACGATAGAAATATGAAAGGAAAAACTCTTGGAAAAAGAAGATTACAGACACCTTTTAAAGAACTATTTCCATTAAAAGCAGCAGCGACAAATACTACTGGTCTAATAAAACATGGTCAGAGTGCTTTCATAGATAATGAAGGAAAAACTTTTCTTTATGAAAAAACTCACTCATCTTCTCTCAAATATTATAAAATACGAAAAGTAGAACATAAAAATTCTGCTTCTGTCGTGTGGTTGAAAGGTGTTAATTTTCCTTTCAAAATCCCACGCCCTCCACATGCTGATACTTCATGGGCGGGTGTGCTACATCTAGGAGGAATACCTTGGATGTTATATGAGTACTCGGAGTTTAAAAAGTCTGACACTCGAAGAAAAGTATAAAATATATGGCAAATAGAAGAGCAAAAACACTTGCAGCAGCAAGTCTTACACTAGCAGAGATAGAACCTCTTACTAAAAATCAAGTGCACGCATTTGAAAGTGAGAATAACTTAGTATTGCACGGAATTGCAGGAACAGGAAAAACTTTTATTTCTTGCTATTTAGCTTTTGATGATATGATAAAAGGGCTGTATAAACAACTCATAATCATACGAAGTGCCGTCCCTACAAGGGACATTGGCTTTCTACCGGGTACGGAGAAAGAGAAAGCCTCAGTGTATGAAGATCCATATAAAAACATCGCAGTTGAGTTATTTCAACGCGGTGATGCTTATGATATTCTAAAACAGAAAGCATTAGTACATTTTATGACAACTTCATATATTCGTGGAATTACATTAAAAAATGCAGTCATTATAATTGATGAGTGTCAAAATATGTCATTTCATGAGTTGGATTCAATTATAACACGAGTAGGTGAAGATTGTAGAGTTATATTTTGTGGGGACTTCCGGCAGGCAGACTTACAAAAGAATGGACTACAAGACTTTATCAAAATACTCAAAGCGATGAACAGCTTCGATCTAGTAGACTTTGAAATAAAAGACATAGTACGAAGTGGTTTTGTTAAAGATTATATAACTGCAAAAACAGATCTGGGACTATGAAAGCCGTAATAAGCAACAGAATATATTTGGAAGTAACAGAAGAATACAAAGAAGTTTTAAATAAAGAACTTACTTATACTATTCCCTCTTATAATCCAAAAGACCCTCCTTTAGTGATAAAAAATATGTCACGAATAAAATCGGGGTTAGTGAGTATACCTGTTGGAAGAACGGATTTAATTCCAAAAGATTATGAAATAGTTGACAAACGAGAGTTATTTCCTATAGAACTACCAACGTTTAAGTTTGATTTACGTGAAAGTCAACAAGCAGTATATGATGCAATTGAAGATAATGCGATAATAAACGCATGGGTCAGCTGGGGCAAGACTTTTACAGGTCTTGCCATAGCTGGCAAACTTGGACAAAAAACACTTGTGGTAACACACACGGTTCCTTTGCGTAATCAGTGGGCAAAGGAAGTAGAGAAAGTCTATGGATTTAAACCAAGTATTATTGGAAGCGGTAGTATGGATCTTTCTGGTCCTGTGGTTATTGGCAACACTCAAACTTTGTATCGTAACATTCCAAAAATACGTCGAGCTTTTGGGACAATCATCTTGGATGAAATGCACCATGTTTCATCTCCGACGTTTTCTAAAATTATAGATACAAGCTATGCTCGATATAAGATAGGACTATCAGGAACCATAGAAAGAAAGGATGGAAAACATGTGGTGTTTCGTGATTACTTTGGACATACAGTTTATAAACCACCAAAAGAAAACTTTATGGCACCTACCGTACATATTCTAAATTCCGAAATAAGATTTATGGATGGGGCTAGAATACCCTGGGCAAATCGTGTTACAAATCTTGCAAACAATGAAGACTATCGCCATACTATAGCTATGGCTGCAGCGGCCTACGCCGCAAAAGGCCACAAAGTTTTGGTAGTAAGTGATCGTGTGCACTTTTTGAAGGCCTGCGCCGAACTGGCCGGTGAAGATGCAATATGTATTACGGGCGAGGTCTCACATGAAGATAGAGAAACCCATATGTCTGAGATAAGAGAGGGGAAAAAGAATATACTTTTTGGAACACAAGCAATTTTTTCAGAGGGTATTTCATTAAACAATCTTAGTTGTTTAATTCTTGGAACACCAATTAATAATGAGCCTCTTCTTACTCAATTAATTGGGAGAGTAATACGAAAAGAAGAAAATAAAAGAAACCCAGTAATTATAGATATACATCTAAAAGGAAATACTGCAAGAAAACAGGCTTCAAATAGGATGGGACATTATATGAAACAGGGTTACCAGATAAAACAACTATAAAAAAATAGTTCTTGACACAAAGGTTAATTTTTAGTATAATATATGTTCTTATTTGACTGGCCGAAAATCTACGACAACTCCAAAGGGAGTGTAGTCGAGGTAGTACGAATCTTTCGGATGATTGTTGAAAAACAAGTTCCGAAAAATAAGTATGATCCAATCTATAGATATTCGCAGATAGACTTTTCCGGGATGAGTTTCATGCTACATCCTGAGGTTCTTCTCTACCATTCTCATAAGTACCGGCATCGTGAAGTTGCGCAGTACATAAGTTTGTGCGCTCTACGATCAGCAGCAGATTTTATCGCGACACAGGATACCAGACTTGATATGATTCTTATGCCGGGATTAAATCCATTACAAATAATAGACCAAAATAGGCTACTTATAGTAGATGATAATGAATACATACACTTCCGCTATGAAGAAGTCAATCCTAAGGAGATACACTAAAATGGCAATTCAATTTAATCAGCACAAAGGTGCTGCACAAAAATCAAGCATCACCAGCTTTCAATATGTAGATGGTGACAATAGTTTTCGACTTGTCGGAGATATTCTTGCTCGGTATGTTTACTGGGTAAAAGGTGAAAATGATAAAAATATTCCTCTGGAATGCTTGTCTTTTGATCGTAATAATGAAACCTTCAATAATAAAGAAAAAGATTGGGTTCGTGAATATTATCCCGATCTCAAGTGTGGCTGGAGCTATGCAACTCAATGTATTGATAATGGTCAAGTCAAAGTTGTAAATCTCAAGAAAAAATTGTGGGAACAAATCATTACCGCAGCAGAAGACTTGGGTGATCCAACAGATCAAGAAACTGGATGGGATGTTCAATTTAAAAGAGTTAAGACGGGACCTCTTCCATATAACGTAGAGTACCAATTACAAGCTCTTAAGTGCAAAACTCGTGCACTTACAGAAGCAGAACAAACTCTTGTAGAGAGTCTTAAGTCTATGGATGAAGTTATGCCTCGTCCAACTCCAGACGCTCAAAAAGAACTGCTTGACCGTATACGGGACAGCGGATCAGAAGAAATTGACGAAACATTAGAAGCTGAGTTTAACGTATCGTGATTCTATTTACTGCAGATTGGCATATAAAACTGGGACAAAAAAATGTCCCAGTTGAGTGGGCGTTAAAAAGATATAATGAGTTCTTTGACCAAGTGCATGAACAAATGAAAACTTGTGATATGCATATTATTGGGGGAGACTTATTTGATCGTATTCCGAGTATGGAAGAGCTTTCTTTATACTTTTCTTTTATAAGAAATGTAAAGAAGCCCACTCTTGTCTTTGACGGAAACCATGAAGCAACAAGAAAAAATAAAACATTCTTTTCACAACTAAAACAAGCATCAAGAGATATAAACCCCCTTATAAATGTAGTGGATATATCTTATGTAGATGAAGACTTAGGGTTTGGAGTACTGCCTTACGCGGATCTTCACAGAAAGGGTAGTATTGAGCATTTTGATACTAGCAAGCCTTTATTTACGCATGTACGAGGTGAAATACCTCCTCATGTAAAACCCGAAGTTAATCTCGACAGGTTTAATGATTTTCCAGTTGTATTTGCAGGAGATCTACACTCTCATAGTAATACACAAAGAAATATTGTTTATCCAGGAAGTCCTATGACAACTTCTTTTCATAGACAAGAAGTTGAAACAGGGTACATGATTATAAATCCAAAAGACTGGAGTTGGAGTTGGTGGCCTTTTACTTTACCACAGCTTATTCGCAAGACTGTGAAAAAATCAAGTGAAATGATTCCTACAACATATCACCATACTATTTACGAAATAGAGGGAGATATACAGGAGCTTGCTGCTATTGAAAATTCAGAACTGCTGGATAAAAAAGTTGTAAAAAGAAAGTCTGAAGCATCTCTTATTATTGAAAAAGATATGACTTTGGAAGACGAGCTGGTAGAGTATTTAACTTATATTTTAGAAATACCAGAAAAACAAGTATTTAATATATTAGGGACGTACAATGATTACGCTCAAAAATCTAAAGTGGAGTAACTGTTTTAGCTATGGCCCTGACAATGAGATGTGCTTAGAGGATAATACTGTAACTCAAATCATTGGAACTAACGGTATGGGTAAATCATCCATACCGTTAATTATTGAGGAAATACTTTATAACAAAAACTCAAAAGGTATAAAAAAAGCCGACATACCAAATAGGTATGTAAATGATGGCTATCACATTTGTCTTGAATTTGATAAAGACGGTAGTTCCTATAATATTATAGTTGATAGAAAAAATAGTATCAAAGTAAAGCTAGAAAAAGACGGAGAAGACATTTCTAGTCATACAGCTACAAATACTTATAAAACAATACAAGATATAATTGGCGTTGATTTCAAAACTTTTTCTCAGCTAGTATACCAAAATACAAATACTAGCCTACAGTTCTTAACAGCAACAGATACAAATAGAAAAAAGTTTCTAATAGATTTGTTGCACCTGGATGAATATGTACAGTTATTTGAAATATTTAAAGAAGCTTCTAGGGAGTCTTCTATTAAGTTAGTTGAGATAACATCAGAAATTTCAACTATTGGAAAATGGTTGCAAACAAATAAATTGGAAGCTACCGATATACTTCCTATGCTAAATTTTGAAATTGATACGGAAAAAGAAGAGAAAGAGTTCCGTTCACTATCAATAGAACTTGAAAATATTTCTGAAAAAAATAAAAAAATTCTAACGAATAATCAGTATAAAGACCTATTAAGTAAAGTAGATATTAATTATATTAATAGTATTGAAATTACTGAAAAAGAATCTTATGATGAATATCAAAAAGAGATAGGACAGATAGATGCTGAAATAAGAGCATCTAGAAATTTGTTAAAAAAATTAGAACAACTAGAGGACGTATGTCCTACTTGTGAACAAGAAGTAGATGCAGAGTTCAAAAGCAGTCTAGTAGCTGAAGAGCTAGCAAAGATAGCTTCCATGAATATTAGAAAAAGAACAAATGAAAAGATTATTACTAGAATTAAAAATAATAATAGTCAATTTGATACTAAACAAAAAGGCAAAAAAGAGTGGGAAGATTTATATAGAAGTATAGATAGTTCTTTACCTTCAGAAATTCTTAGCGAAAGCGATTTAACTTCTAAAATAGAAGTTCTTTCAAAGACACTAAGAGAGACAAAAAGAAAGCTAGAAAAAATAGCAAAAGAAAATGAAAGAAGAACAAAAGAAAATACTCGTATAGAAATCATACAGTCTCAAACCGACAGTTTCATAGAAAAACTAGAGGCTGCAAAAGAAATATTAGGACAACAAAAAGATTTAGATTCTAATTTAGAAATATTAAAAAAAGCATTTAGTACAAACGGACTTCTTGCTTATAAAATAGAAAATCTAGTAAAAGAACTAGAAGAACTCGCAAACACTTACTTAGCAGAACTTTCTGATGGTAGATTTACATTGGAATTTATCGTATCAAACGATAAGTTGAATGTGCAAATTACAGATAATGAGAATATTGTAGATATTCTTGCACTATCTTCAGGAGAGCTAGCTAGAGTAAATACTGCTACACTAATAGCTATTCGTAAACTAATGAGTAGTATATCTAAATCTAAGATTAATATTTTATTCTTAGATGAAGTAATAAATGTATTAGACGATGCAGGCAGAGAAAAACTAGTAGAAGTATTACTAAATGAAGATTTAAATACATATGTTGTATCACATGGATGGACTCACCCTTTATTAGAAAAAGTAGAGGTTGTGAAAGATGGAAATGTAAGTAGGTTAGAGTGGTAGATTCAAGAGCAAAAGGAGCCAGAGGCGAGTATCTCGTTAGAGACATGTTAAGAGCACATACAGGGTATCAGTTTGAGCGTGTCCCTAGTTCTGGAGCTCTTGAGTATTTAAAAGGAGACTTATATGTTCCTCATGCAAAAAATAAATTTTGTATTGAAGTAAAAAACTATGAAAGCTCTCCTCTCACAGACAAAATATTTACCGCAAGTAAAACTAATAATTTAATACAATGGTGGACTAAATTAGAAAGACAAGCAGAAGGAGGCAATCAAGAGCCTTTACTCTTTTTTAAGTATAATAGGTCGCCTGTTTTTGTTGTTACACAAGTACCTCCTGAGAATACAGATCATTTTATCTATATTCATTTTTTGGCGTGTTCTGTGTTACTTGCAGAAGAGTGGCTAAAAGAAGAAAAAGTGGAGTTTTTAGATGGCGTTTAATTTTACAGATAAATTAGTAAATGAGGGAAACTGTACTCTTATTGTAGATGCTTTAAATCTTGCCTTTAGGTGGAAACACCAAGGAAGAACAGATTTTAGATATGAGTATCAAAGAACTGTAGAATCTTTAGCAAAATCTTATGACTGTAAAAATATAATAATTACAGCAGACTTGGGGTCATCTTCATATAGAAAAAATATAAGCTCTGAATATAAACAGAATCGAAAAGAAAAATTTGCAGAACAGTCAGAAGCTGAGAAAATGGCATTTGAAGAGTTCATTGCAGAGTATGAAGCCACTCTAGAGTTGCTTCAAGAGGATCATAGATTACTTCGGTTTCGAGGGGTAGAAGCAGATGATATTGCTGCACATCTAGTAAAACATCGAGATAAGTATGATTTAGAATATATTTGGTTAATCTCTAGCGATAGAGACTGGGATTTGTTAATTCAAGAAAATGTAGCTAGGTTTTCCTATGTTACGAGAAAAGAAATAACATTAGATAATTGGAAAACTCATTATGACGTTTCTCCCGAAGAATATATTTCTTTAAAATGTCTTACAGGAGATAAAGGGGATAACGTACCAGGAATACCTGGCATAGGCCCAAAAAGAGCCTTGGGACTTATAAAAGAATATGGTGACGCATTAAATATTTATGATGCATGTCCTATCCCAGGAAAATACAAGTATATTGAATCATTAAATGAAAACTATGAGCAAATACTTCAAAACTATGAACTCATGGATTTAGTAACATATTGCGATGATGCAATAGGATCTGATAATATATCAGTAATACGGGGAATAATGAATGCAGCTTAATTATAAAAGAGATAACTATCTATCAGAGTTTAGTATCAAAACTCTTGAAGATAGATACTTAGTAGGAGAAGAAAAGTCTCCTCAAGAAGCTTTTGCTCGTGCAGCTAAAACTTTTGCAGATGATGAAGATCATGCTCAAAGGTTGTATGACTATGCAAGCAAGCTATGGTTTATGTTTTCTACACCAATTCTCTCCAATGGAGGAACAACCAGAGGGTTACCAATTAGTTGTTTTTTGAATTATGTAGATGATAGTAGAGAAGGAATTACCGATCATTATACAGAAAATGCCTTTTTATCTTCCGTAGGAGGAGGTGTTGGCGGCTGTTGGAGCGGGGTTCGGAGTGTAGGCTCGAAAACGAGCAATGGCTCCGAAAGCACAGGTGTGATTCCTTTTATGAAAGTTGTGGATGCGGAGATGCTTGCTTTCTCACAAGGCGTAACTCGTCGTGGAAGCTATGCAGCATATCTCGATATATCGCATCCCGAAATAGAGGAGTTTTTAGATGTCAGGAAACCTACTGGCGGAGATATTAATCGGAAGTCTACCAATCTTCATCATGGGGTGGTTATTTCTGACGAGTTTATGGTTCTTATTGAAAATGCTACTCGAACACCCGGGTTCGACGATAGTTGGAATCTTATTGATCCTCATAGTGGGAATATAGTAAAAACTGTGTCAGCAAAAGCACTTTGGGTAAAACTTATTCAAAATCGTGTGGAAACGGGAGAACCCTACATAATGTTTGGTGATACGGTAGACGAAAGTGTTCCAGAGTATCAAAGAGAAATGGGACTTAAAGTACATCAATCGAATCTGTGTTCGGAAATTACACTACCTACAGATAAAAACCGCACAGCGGTATGCTGTCTGTCAAGTGTAAATCTCGAAGAATACGATGAGTGGAAGAATAATGATCAATTTATTCCTGATCTTATTCGTATGCTTGATAATGTACTTGAAAATTTTATAACAAATGCTCCAGACCAGCTTTCTCGTGCTAAATATAGTGCAATGAGAGAGCGAAGTCTTGGGCTGGGTGCAATGGGATTTCATGCATATCTACAACGTCATAATACTCCTTTTGAGAGTGCTATGGCAAAGAGTAGAAATATGCAGATGTTCTCACGCATAAAATCGGAGGCAGAACGTGCAACAAGAACATTGGCTGAAGAGAGAGGCCCATGTCCTGATGGACAAGATTATGGTGTGCGTAACGCTCATTTGCTTGCTATTGCTCCTAACGCCAGTAGCAGTATTATCTGTGGTAATACTTCTCCTTCAATTGAGCCATATAGGGCTAACGCTTTTACTCAGAAGACTAAAACGGGCAGCAGTTTACTTAAGAACGAATATCTCGAAGATGTCTTACAAGACCTCGGGGAAGACACCGACGAGGTTTGGAAAAGTATTGTTACGAACAGCGGATCTGTACAACACTTGGATTTCTTGGATGATTGGACAAAAGACGTCTTTAAAACAGCGGTGGAACTCGACCAAAGATGGATCATAGAAATGGCAGCAGATAGGCAAGAGCATATCTGTCAGAGTCAATCTTTAAATATCTTTTTTCCGGCGGATGTATCAAAGCAAGAACTTCATGCAGTTCACATGATGGCATGGAAGCGTGGAGTAAAAACATTGTATTACTTGAGAAGTGAAGCAATAAAGAGAGCAGAGAAAATATCAGATGAAGTGCTTCGGCAGCGAATCTTTGAAAGTATAGATGATGATGGATGCTTAGCTTGTGAGGGCTAAGATTTGGACGATTTGGAAGTATACAATCGGTAGTTTTAGTGATGAAAAGACAGCCGAGCATGATAACATCGTAGCAACTCTACGAACATTGATTGTGTTAGTCAA